CCGCTGCCCGATCCGTCATTGCCGGAATACCAGTAGGCGGCCTCCATTTCGGCTTTCGTCTGGTATAGCGCATCATGATCATGGGCAGCCAGGTAGCCGGAAATCTCTGTATAGATAGTTTCGAAGTTGTCCATTTTGGCAGTGGTGATAATATCTTCGGCTGCCCACGGATCTTCGTTTTTGGTGTAGGCCATTCATGACACCTTCATTATATAATACAAAGCCCGGTATGGAGGAGTACAATCCAGCGGATCGAAAGTAATCGTGCTCCCTGGGTGGTCGTGTTTTCCGGTCGCTGCATCTGTATATCCGGCATATCCGGTGTTGAGGCTCTGGTAGGTTTCCGATCCTGCCCTGCCGGATCCAGCATAATATTTGTACAGTGATGCGGCGGAATCCGATTGATCCGTATAGGAATGAGTATGGATTGGCATTTCGGCGGCAATGACGGCATGGCCTCCTATTGTTATCGTTCCTGAGATCGCCGTTGAAAACGCGCCGCCTGTGGCTCCTATTGCGTATGTGGAGCCCGCCCCGATGACGATCCTGTCTTGCAGATTCGGGGTTGTGACCCCGCCGTATGTGGTTCCGTCGCACTTCTTCCATTCTGCCGGGAGGTCGGCAACTTCCCTCGACCAGATCATGATTGCCCCGACCGGCAAAATCGAGGCTACCAGATCGCTCAGGTGCTGGCCGTCCACTTTGTCAGCATCGAATCCGGTATAGTATGAAGTACTGAAGAATGTGGTATCTGCTAGCGTTTTTGTGTAGTACCTGGTATCATGGTTGTGGGCATCTATATCAATTTTTGCAGCCGCCCACTGCCCTTCTATGTGATTGAAGGCGGCACCGGTAAGCTCATCAGTGTCCGCCCACGCTTCTTTGAATTTAGTGTAAGTCATAAAATCAGCTCTTCATGATGAAGCACAGGCTCCAGTACTTTGGCAGGATATCAATATCATCACCGGCAAACGTAATCGAATGGGTGTGCGTGTCCGATGTGGCCGCTGTGGTCGAATAGCCGGCGTGATCAGATGATCCGCCGCCGATGCCCTCTATACCGCCTACGCCGCCGCTTCCTCTGTAGTAATCCGTGTACGGGTGCCTGTGCGATGGCAGGTGCGTGGCCGTCAGAGCTTGCCCCGCCACCGTGATAGTTTTTTCTGTCAGTGATAGATGATCGGCCCCCCCGTATGCGTCTTTCGCATAGGCTCCACCGGCCCCGATTACGAATCTGGAGCGAAGATCAGGAGTCGAGTTGAGCCCGTTGCAGATCACCCAACCAGGGCATAGCGTTTCTATATCAGCCTCCGCTCCTGACCAGATCGCTATTGCCCCGGACGGCGCGCCGGCGTCGATGATCTGCTGAGCCGTCAGGCCGTCCAGGGTCGCCGCCACCAAACCGCTACCAGTACCATCATTGGCCGCCGTGAAATATCTCGCCGCCGCCTGGGCATCTGTATAGTAGCTACTGCTATGTGTTATTGCGTCGATGCAATCCACTGCTTGCGAATACATACTTTCCAAATTATCCAAGGCAGTCAGCTTTTGGGCAGTGGACATCGAAAGCTCGCGCCAGTTGGTTTCTGTGTAAACCATTTTAGACACTTCCGTTTATGTAGCTCATGTTCAACTGGTAACTCTCCAAAATGGTTTTCGTTCTGACGAAGGCAGCTCGATAGATTTCAACCCCGGAACCGTATACAGCCGTGGCCGAATCGCCGCCCCAAAAGACAACCTCATCTATTTCCCCCTGAGCCTCAGCAGGCGCAATGAAAGAATAACTGTTGATAGTGGTTTCCAAAGTCTCATTCACGACGCTTGTATGCGCTTTTCTGAAAACGCAAGCACCATCTCTCCAGAACTCCACATACTCAACTCGATCCGTGGTCGCAAAACATGGCCATTCGTCGCTTGAAACCGCCACGCCCGCCCCGATTGGAGCATGATGGAAGATGTCAGGGAATGGAGAGCGGTCGGCATCCAGATATGTGTGAGAAAAATTGTACAGTTTCGTCACACCGGAAGCGTCTACGCCTTCACTGATTTTGTTCTGTACGACTTCGAACGCCGAACGAAAGAAAAGATCCCACTCGGACTGCACCGGGCCGAAGCAGCCCGATACCGAAAACTCAGTATCCCCGTCCTTGTGAGACTCGCTTACATTCGTTATGAGAAAGTCTTCATCTACCCCATCCAGGGTAATGTGCTGCAGCGTGCCCGCCGCCAGGCCGGATCTTCTTGTTTTATATTTGACTGTTATGCCGTCGACGGCATAATTGGCAAGCGTGGCATTGGCATACTCACCGGCGGCTGTTATCGATGTCAGGGAATCGTCCGAAGTGATGTGCTCAACCTTGCCACTTCCGACTCCCTGCCTGGTCGCGTTGAGGGCTATCGCCGTAAGGTCTTCTGCTTTGCTTTTTGCCTTCCAGAGTCCATAATATTCGACAACGATAGCAGCACCGTTGGCGGGAGCCGTCTCGAACGTAAATGTTTCCGATTGCAACGCATAATACGAATCATAGCTGCCCGTATCCGTTCCCTTTTGACCCACGGTTTTGGCAGAACCGGAAACGGTTACTGTCGAAACTCTATTGCAAGGATATGCCAGGGGGAATGTCTTGGTGGTCCCATCGCCAATGAAGCTATCTGTCTGAAGATCCGTCTCTTCCATTCCACCGACTACGATTTCAGTATTACGATAGTCTGGATTAGTGCGAACAATCGAAAGACTATCGGTGAGGACATCGGAGAGATCGGTGATGCTCCAATCGGCCGCATAGAGCGTCCTGGCATGGAAGTACAACTTTCTGTCATAATCGAGCCAGTATACAAATCCCTGACTGTCTGCGAGTTTCTGCAAACCGACAGCAGCCGTCACGTTGCCCAGGCTGATCTCATCCAGCTGAACGCCGTCCTCGATATAGCCTTCTGTTATGCCTTCTTCTGCCAGGTACTCTGTGATGATTTCCCGAACGGCGGCTCCTGGTAGCTTATTTTCGGCGGCATAATCGATTACCCGCCAATCCAGCATAGAGGTGAAATCAGCCGAATCGATTGAGTGGAATTTTTGGACAGTCGTCGGTATTTGAACTTCCTCACAACTTTGAACAAGTCCGGCATAGAGAATATTATTGTCCAGATCCTTGCATTCAACTTTCATTCTTTCATAGAAAGCCATAGACCCGGCTGCATCGTAGACGGTGAAAGAGCAGGTTGCTCTTCCGTCCACGTTGTGATCTATACCAATAGAACTTCCATTGAGAATTTTGGTAGTTACCGGAAAGATCTGAGCCAATGTCAGGCTTTCCGGCATGGACTCCGACAAATCCATACCGTCTAAAGCTTCTGATATGGTTTTCTCTGTGTAAAGTTTTGTAGTTCCGACTGTAATCAGCATCGGCAACCTCCTACGACAGGCGCGTCATCACTAGATGGAATGTGCATCCCTGACAGATCAGGCCGTTTCCCGTTATCGTTTTTTCGACTGTTAATATTTGACCGGCGGTAACGTTGGCTGATGAGATCTCCCCGAAGCTGACCGGGACCAAAACGCTAGCAGCCGATGAGAATTGTTTGGTGGCACTCACGGCGGTTGTGCCTGCGCCGTCCGTCCCCTTATTTACGAGCGTCAATGAAAAGTTATGGGTGGCCTGTCCGAAAGCAGTTGATAGCGCATCAGGCACCACCTTGATGTCGGTTACGACGTAGCTCGATCCGGGCGGGGCAACGAAAATAACCTCCTTCCATACGGTCGTCAGAGCCTCAGCCGCGCCGGTTGCTGCCAAAATCGGGAGGTGCCGGATGTGCACCACCACGGGCTCCGGGTAGAGCGTCCGGTAGACCGCTGCCCCGGTTTCGTCGTACAGTTCCACTTTGCCTGCATTTTCCCGAAGCGATACGTTTATCGCGCTGCCCTCCATGCCATGCAATTGCAATTTTGGTGTTTCATTTGTACTTTCAATCGATCCCAACACGTCTAACCCGGTTGCGCTAAATACTGCCAATTTCGCGACACCGGGCAAAGCACTGTCAACAGCACCCACCGAATCGGGTGCCGCCCACACCTCCAGTGCACCACCATATGTGCGCAATA